CGCCCTGGCGCACCCGGAGCTGGAGCCGCTCATGTGGCAGAAGCTGGAGGCCGGCGAGGTCACCGACACGATCATCCGCGAGCGGCTCCTCAACCTGTCGACCCACGGCAAGCTGGAGTCGATCCTCCTGCCCGACGGCTCGAAGAAGGACCTGAAGTATCACCTCGACTCGCTCGTGGCGAACTACCTGGGCCTCGACATCTCGGCCTCGAAGCACGACGCCGACTCCTGGCGCCTGAACTTCCACCAGCTCGACGGCTTGACCTCGGACAAGTATCCCGAGCAGGCGCGGGCCTACGCCCTCGGGGACGCCTCGTTCACCCTCCAGGTGTTCGAGGCCCAGCAGGCCCGCGTCGAGACCGAGGACCGGCACGCCAGCCTATCGACCGACCGCTTCCAGACCGGCGCGGCCGTCGCCCTGGCCTGGATGACCCACCAGGGCCTGAAGACCGACCCTGAGCGGGTGCAGAAGGTCCGCGCCGAGCTGGAGGCCGCCTACCACAGCCGGAACTTCCCGCTCCTGGTCCAGGAGGGGATCGTCACGCCCGAGCTGCCGGCGAGGCCCCACGCCCGGATGGAGGGCAAGGCCCTGGGCATGATGGGGTTCGCCGGCAAGATGACGGCCGAGGAGGCCGACGCCGTCTGGGCCGGCCCGCTGATGACCCCCGAGCTGCGGCGCTCGCTGGAGGACCGCGGCATCAAGTTCAAGGAGGCCGAGCCCAGCCACCGGAGCGACGCGAAGCTGCGGGCCCGGGTCGAGGAGGTCAGCAAGCAGTTCGGGATCCCAGTGCGCCTCACCGAGGGCGGCCAGACCCAGTGCTCGGACGCGGTGCTGACCGAGCTGGCGCCCCTGGACCCGACGCTCGCCCAATACCAGCAGCGGGCCGAGCTGAGCAAGCTGGTGACGACCGAGCTGCCCGGGATGCTCTGGGAGGACCAGCCGGCCGACGTGGTCCACGCGAACTTCAACGTGCTCGTGGAGACGGGCCGCACCAGCTCCTACGGCTCGGGCAAGGGCCGGAAACCGCTCTACCCGTGCCGCAACGGGCAGAACGTCGACCCGCGCATCCGGCCGTGCTTCGTGCCGCGCAAGGGCCGCAAGCTGTTCTCGATCGACTTCTCGACCCTGGAGCTGGTGACCCTGGCCCAGACCTGCTACAACCTCTTCGGCCGCTCGATGCACCGCGACCGGCTGCTGAAGGGCCAGGACCTACACACCTACCTCGGCTCGAAGCTGGCCCTCGACCTGAACCCTGACTTCCAACGGCTAGCGCACGAGATGGGCGTGGCCACCGACGGGGACCGGCTCTACGAGCTGCTCGTCGAGTTCAAGAAGTCCGAGGCCGAGGAGGACCGGGCCTTCTTCAAGCTCTGGCGGAAGTTCGCCAAGCCCGTGGGCCTGGGCTACCCGGGCGGCCTCGGGGCGTTCAAGTTCCTCACGCTGGCCAAGGGCACCTACGAGGTGGACCTGATCGAGGAGGCCATGAAGCTGCCCGTGCCCCAGGAGCCAGACGGCTCGGTCCGGTTCTACGCGAAGAAGCTCTTCGGGATGGACGAGGACAGCATCCTGTGGAACCCGGTGCTCCGCGGCATCGCCCTGGCCTCGCGGCAGAAGGGCATCTGGCTCGGGGCCTACCCCGAGATGCCGGCCTACTTCGAGCACGTCACCAACCTCAAGGACGAGCGCAACCCGACCATCGGGATCCGGGACGACGAGGAGCCCATCGAGGGCCTCTGCTACACCTCGCCCATGGGCATGCACCGAGCCGGAGCGACGTTCACGGCCGTGGCCAACGGCCTGGGGCTCCAGACCCCGGCCGCCGAGGCGGGGAAGATCGCCTTCTTCCGGATCGTGAGGGACAGCCGGGTCGGCCGCTGGAAGGACGTCGTCTGGCCTATCCTCTGGATCCACGACGAGGTGGTCGGGGAGGTCCGCGAGGACTCGATCGACGTCCTGAAGGAGGTGGTCCAGACGATGGAGGACAGCCTCCGGATGATCTGCCCGGACGTGCCCTGCAAGGCCCAGCCGTGCATCATGGACCGATGGTATAAGGAGGCTGAGCCTGTCTATCAGAATGGACACCTCGTCCCCTGGGAGCCGAAGAAAAAGTAGCGAATCGGGTTGCTTTTGGCCGATGATGGTGTAGTCTTCCGGCGTTCAACGACAACCAACAACACTCACAGGAACCAAGACCATGACCACCGAGAACAACGTGACCGCGACCGAGACCCTGAACATCGGCAACATCGTGGCGATCGAGGCCCTCATCCCCGCGAAGCAGCCCCGCAACACCCCGCCCTCGAAGTATCAGCCGGTGATCGAGAAGGCGCTGACCCTGAACAAGGGCCAGGGTTTCTCGATCTTCGTCCCGGCCGGCACGAAGGGCGTGGACTTCCAGCGCACGATCACGGGCGTCATCCGCCGCTTCGTGACCCCGACCTTCAAGACCCTCCAGCCCGGCATGGGCCTCAGCGTCCGCCAGATCAAGAACGACCGCAAGGAGGTCGTGGCCGTCGCGATCACCTGCGGCCCGCTCGTCGAGAAGAAGAAGGTCGACGTCGCCGCCAGCCAGCCGTCCCTCAACGTCGCGGTCGCCGCGCCCGCCGCTCCGGCTCCCGTCCAGGCCGTCCAGGCCGCTGCGCCCGCCAAGAAGGCGGGGGTTGCCGGCGCGAAGCGCTGACGCTACGATGGTCAGGGTCTTGGAGGCGGGCCGCCGCAACACGGCCCGCCGAAACCCTGACGAGTGATGGGAGCAGAGAAGCGACCCGCCCGGAGACGAGCGGGCAGGAGTCCGCGAGGGCCGACGTTTGCATGGGCGTCGGCCCTCGCCTTTTTGTGATAGACTCGGGGCATGAAGCTCAACATCCCCCTGGCGCTCGCGCTCGTGGCCTTCCTCGCGTCCGGCAGCCTGATCCTGGCCGACGCCCTCACGAGGCCCGAGCCGCAGCCCCTGACCCTGGCCCCGACGACCCTGACGATCGAACTGGGCCCCCAGGCCGACCCGGTGGAGGCCGCGCTCGACGCCCTGTGGCGGATCGACTCCGAGGGCCACTCGGGCAGCGCGGCCGCGATCGGCTGCGTGCCGCTGGCCGGCGGGGGCTACGTCGTGACGTTCCTGACGGCCGGCCACGTCGTCCAGGACGAGGACCAGTTCGCGCTGAGGGGCGAGCACCGGCTGGCCATCGCGGGCAAGCTGCGCCACCCGACGCTCGACGTGGCCGTCCTGGCCGCCCAGAGCCCGGTGCCCCAGCCCGTGCTCCAGGTCCGCTCGGGCCTGCGCCAGGGCGAGGTCGTGTCGGCCATGGGCTACGGGCTCGACAGCTACGAGCTGGTCGTGGCCACGGGCCGGTTCGGGGCCCGGGTCGCCACGATGCCCATGGTCTGGGGCTGCTCGGGGGGCCCGGTGGTCGACGCCCAGGGACGGCTCGTGGGCGTGGTCTCGACGATGGCCCAGAACACCCAGCTCGGGGTGCACACGATCGGCGGGGGCCTCCAGGCCATGCCCCTGGTCGGGCTGACCGGCACGATTCCGGTGACCGCGTTTGCCTCCTGGCTGTCCGTGAGGTAGACTCCGTCCAGCATGAAGATCCTCCTCGTCAACGGCCCGCCTCGTTCCGGCAAGGACACGATGGGCGGGGTCCTCTCGCGCCTCGCGAGGTCCAAGACGAAGCACGTCCTGGACACCAAGCTGGCTAAGGCCCTGAAGGAGATGGCGCACGACGCCCTCTGCCGCGACGTCAAGGGCCTGGAGCACGACGCCTTCGAGGACTGCAAGGACAAGCCGCAGCGCGAGCTGAACGGCCGCACGTGGCGCGAGGTCTACATCGGCTTCAGCGAGAAGCTCTGCAAGCCGCTGTTCGGCCAGGACTACTGGGCCCGTCGCGTCCTGGACGAGATCGAGGAGGCCGAGCAGGACTACCCGCTCGACTACGTCATCATCACCGACTGCGGCTTCCAGGTCGAGGTCGACTCGATCGTGGACTGGGCCACCGCCCGTGGGCACCAAGTCGTGCTCCTGCGGATGCACCGCGCCGGCTGCGACTTCTCCAAGGACTCGCGGCAGACCGTGGACCTGCGCGGGCGCGGCACTCAGCTCGACGTCCAGAACGATGGCGCGATCAGCAACCTGGACGTCATCGGCCACATGGTGATCTCATGAGGCAGTTCCTCGCAGGCGAGAAGGTCTACCTTGCGGGGCCCATGTCCGGGATCCCGGAGTTCAACTTCCCGGCCTTCGCCCGCTACAACCAGCTCCTGACCGAGGCCGGGCTCGTGGTCGTCGACCCGGCCCAGCACGACCTGGAGAACGGGCACACCGTCGAGGAGATCGCGAAGAAGGGCCCGGAGTTCCGGCACGAGATGCTGGCCTGGGACTTCGACCAGATCATCAACGAGGTCCAGGGCGTGGTCCTGATGCCGGGCTGGCACGAGTCGAAGGGCGCTCGCGCCGAGGCCATGTTGGCCCAGATGATCGGGAAGTCCGTCTTCCTGATCGTGGAGTCGGAGAACGAGCTGGGCCTCGCACCCCTGATCCACTCGGTCGAGACCTACGTCGGGGTCGGCGTGGGCGGCAGGCCGCATCGTGGATGAGCCCCGGATCATCGCGCTCGGGATCGACCCCGACACGACCAACACTGGCATCGGCCTCGTCTACGCGACGATGGCCGGCGCCCGCTACCTCGACCACGGGCTCGCGGTCGCGAAGGGCGAGTCGGCGATGTCCCGGCGCATCGGGATGGCCGCCTCGATCAGGGGCGAGCTGGACCGGCTGACCTCGAAGCATAGCCCCGTGCACGTGTTCAGCGTCGAGTGGCAGGGCATCCGCCCCGGGGACCCGAGGCCGGACGACGTGTGCCAGCTCAACGCGGTCGCGGGGATGTCCCTGGCCGCCCTGGTGTCCCTGGCGCCGGCACAAAGCTGGGCCATGACCACGTTCCTGCCCCTGCCCGTGCAGTGGAAGGGCTCGGTGCCCAAGAACGTGCACCAGCCCCGGGTCCTGGCCAAGCTCGGGCTCACGAAGGGCTTCTCGGGCCTGGGCTCGCGGGAGAGCCACGTCGTGGACGCCCTCGGGCTCGCCGCCTGGGCCGCGAACGAGTGGCTGACGCAGCAGCGGATCCGCGCGGTCACCGGCCGCTAGAGGCGGACCCGGATCGTCCCCTTCAGCTTGAGCACGTCCTTCAGCTCAAGCCGGGCCTGCTGCGTCGTCCTCCGCTCGATCGTCTTCCGGGCCGCCGGCACGAAGCTGCGCAGGCCCCGGGCGAAGAACGGGTTGCCCCGCGCCCGCTTCACCCGCTTGGTCGCGATCACCTGCCCCGCGCGGACCGCCTTCTGGAACTCGGCCTTGGTCAGCCGGCGGATCTGGTTCGACCGCTCGGGGTGCCCGCCCCGGAGCCGAGGGTCCTGGTCCGGGTTCTTGAAGTAGACCAGGAAATGGCCGGGCTTCGCGCGGATCGGCCCGCGCCCGTCGTGGTAGTAGATGGCCCAGTAGTGGGGGACGTGGAGCCGGAACGTGCCGTCCGTGCCCTCGATCACGACCAGGGCGTTGCGCAGGGTCCGCGAGCGGATGAAGCGCTGGACCCGCTGCCGGGCGTCCTCGGCCAGGGACCGCGCGAGCTGGTCGGAGAAGAGGCTCACGCTAGTCCTTGAGGCCCTTGTTCGGATCCCGGCCCTGCGCGGCCGCGTTCGGGAGCTGCTGCTGCATCCGCCCGATCGTGTCCAGCGGCGCGAGCTTCTCCAGCGTCGAGGCCATCTCGTCGATGATCGTCTTCAGCTCGAAGTCCTTCCGGCGCAGCGACAGGCCCCCGTTCTTCCGGAGGTTGCCGAGCGTGTTGCCGAGGACCGTCTCGATCGAGGTCTGCTCGGGCCCGATGACCAGGGCCTGGAACGCCAGGATCGCGTTGACCAGCTCGTTGGCCGCGCCCATCTTGCCCGGGATCATGATGCCGGCCAGGGACGGGGGCACGCGGTGCGCCGACACGATGTTGACCGCCAGGGTCTCGCTCATGTCGCGGAAGAACGTGCCGTTCGCGATGCCGTCCATCGCGAGCCGCTCGACCTGGACCTTCGCCTCGGGGTCGGTCAGGTTGAAGGCGCCGCTCTTGTGCGACTGGCCCACGCCCACGAACGACTGCATCGCGTTCGTCAGCTTGTCCCAGGTCGGCTTGTCCACGCGGCCGCCCAGCAGGAACAGCAGGAACTCGGGCACGCCGCGGTTCACGTGGAAGTCGAACTGGTGCTGGGTCAGGGCCTGGGTCAGCTCGATCGTGGCGATGGCCGAGAGCCACGACGGGAACCCATACCAGCGGTTTTGGCTGGACGCCTCGCGCAGGTGGATCAGCTCGCTCAGCTTCCGGCGGCCCTCACCCCTGCCGACGCCGTCGATGCCCGGGTGCCGGCGCCGGAAGTCCTCGCGGTCGCCATAGCGGATCATGATGGTCGAGCCGTCGGTCGCGCTGTTCACGTTGCCGACCGTGCCGCCACGGATCTCGTAGTGGATGTTGCCGAGCCGGTCCTCCAGGTTGATGCGGACGTCGGCCGCGGGCACGTGGTAGAGCCCGGTGATCGCCCGGGCCTGCATGTCGCGCACGACCTCGATGTAGCCGTTGCCGACGTTGAAGTAGTCCTCGCCGACCTTCAGCAGCGTCTCGTGCCAGGAGCCGTCGCACAGGTCGTCCAGCTCGTCGGCCACCTTCTCCTTCACGTGTCCCAGGCCCACGGTCGACTTGCCCTTGGCCTGGATACACGCGGCGTGGTGGATGTTCCAGACCTTCAGGCGCGGGGGCAGGGTGAAGTCGAACGGCTGCTGGCGCGTGCCGGTCGAGGAG